GGGGTATTGCTAGACCTGCCCCCGCGCGAAATATAAGGGGGGGGGTATATGCTCCCACCTACAAAAACCTGCGCACCTTTTGGCGATACATTGGCGATACAGCCCGCTAACCCGCAGAACAGCTAGACTTTAGTCAGGCTATGTAACTAACCACCTATTGAATTGTCGGCTTTTCTTCGGTTCGCGCGCGTACTTCTAACGGTAGCTTGCTTGAGCCACCCTCTCCTGTTACCTGTGTCTGCACTGCCTTCAGCGCTTCCACATAGCTACCTTCTGCGCTGTGTGCTACTTCCATCCTATCGCCGAAGTTCTTTGGCGACATACGCGCCGCACTCCATTTAAGGCCATCAATAGCCGCCCGAAGCATAGCGCTGTCCTTGTATTTCCCCTGCAATCCAGCCAGCGATATCTCTGCAACTAGCTCTCCATAATAGTTGCCACGCTCCTCTTTAGCCTTCTCGTAAGCTAAAGCAAAAGCCGCATCGTTCTTTACCCACTCCCCGATGGTTTTACTTGTCGGCATACCCTCTTGCTTGCAAGCCTGTGCGCAAGAGCGTCCGTTCCTAATCATGTCCAGAAAGCGCGCTACTGTTTCAGGCGACTTCTTGCTGTTCGTCTTGTACGGTCTCGCCATTGGTAATCTCGTTAAAAGTTTTCCCTGTTTCTAAATGCAGTGCCTCATCAAACTTCGGCATCTCTTACCTCATTTCCCCACACTGACCATCCTTCAAAGCGTTGACGTGCGAACAGTTCAATGCGTGGTACATCACCCATCAATTTTATAATTCTATTCCTGACTTCATCTGGCTTTTTTGAATGCCTCTCTATGCGTGCATCCACGACCTGATGAACAGAACGAGAAACAGACTTTGGCTTTCCCTTTGTTGCAAGCAAGCATATTTCTGCGTTTGCTCTTGTCCAATAACCCATTCCCCAAAACCAGCTATCACTAACTTTGTTCTTTTTGACCCAAGTAAAAGCAACGGTTTTATAAGTGAAGCCCCAAGACTCAATCACTTCAAAAGCCTCTTTTAGGTTTGGGTAAGTCGCCCACATAAAAAGTGCGCAGTTTTTGTCAGCCAGTTCAGCAACAGGAAGCGCCTTTATATCCTCAATCTGCATAACATCATAATGAGAGGCCGCAGTTCTTCCCGCCCCTTTCTTGCTCCAGACTTTGTATGTCCAAGCAGGGTCAGCATAAATGACCTGATACTTTCCTTGTGGGAACGGAATGTGTTCACTCATAAAAAAAGCGCCCCTACGGCGCACCCATCAATTCCTACTCTAGAAAAATGGTAACTGAAGTGGGGACGCGCGTCAATAAATTAACGCATTTATGCGCATAATACTTGCATATTTATTACTATTAGGCTTATATATGAGTATATATACGCAAATTATGGGAGATAGATATGCGTGATTTTATTTATGAAGTCCTATGCGGCCTGCTGTTTTTTGTAGCTATGGCGTTTTGGTTCATGTTTTTAATGGTTGCTTTTTAATGGAAGTTGACTGCCCTGAGTGTGGCGGTGAAGGCCGTTGCGAATATGAGGAAGCTGTCGTCGATTGGGATCATGGCGGCTACCTGAAAGGCGTAGTTAAAACCTGTGAAAAGTGTAACGGTTATGGCGCTGTCGAGGTTGAGGACGAATAATGGCTAAATATACTTTTGCGAAAGATTTAACAGGCCATGAAAAAGTGGCTGGAGATTTTAAAATTAACATCCCTTCAAAAAGAGAATCTTGGCGACCGCCTGAAGGGTATTTTTTAGAATTTCACAAATACCACCGTTCTGCAAAGCGTAAGAGGTATCATCCAGATGGTGGTTCTCAAAATAGCAGAAGGAACGATGCTGACCCTGCGCCTAAAATTGGCACGATAGAAAAGGGCGCACGTTTAATTGGTAAAGCAAGGTCACAATGGCATGGGCACTGGCGAAATGGTCAATATGACGTTTATACCACTATGCTTTGGGCTGTGGACGAGGATGCTTAACAGACCGCAGGTTCTTAAACGCCTCATCTAAATGGTCTAAACTCATCCTTAATATTTCAGTCGCGGCCTTCGGGTTGCGGCTGTTTTTCTTTGCCCACTCCGGCGCGCTAAAGTCGTGGATAACGATATCCTCTACGCACTCAAAGCTGTCCGTCCCCATAAGCCATTTTAGCTTAAAATAATCCATCAAAGCGTTTGCGCTATATTCGCTCATATCGCCGCCAGATCCTTTAGGCAATCCGTCCAAGCTACCTGTTATCTTCTGAGAGCGTCCAGCCGCCCTATACAACGCTAGAAGCCTATCAGCCGCCATGTGCTGAACAGGGGTGATATGATTGTGTTTCAAATAATAATCTATCCAACGCTGGTCTGTGACGCGCGTGCGCTTTTGACCAGCTTTGCGTGTCTCTATCTTTTCAACGTTATGATGGCGCAGAAACTCAGTGGTCGGCTCTACTCGATTATCGTCGCTCATATCCATCCTTGCTTTTTAGCTTCTTGAAAGATATCGGGCCTATGCGCCTGATAATAGCCGCGCATCGTGCCTAAAACTCTGCTCATAAACTCGTCTTCATTCGCAGGCATCCACCGTTTGCCCACGCCAAAGCTGTCGTTAATTTCATCCGGCTTTGCAACTTCATCATCCCATCGACCCTGATTGAGCCATGTGGTGGGGTGCAGAATATATTGCTGTTGCGTACCTTCTACCCTCACCTTTTCTGAATATGCCTTTATTTGCTTGAGAAGTGTGTCGGCTTCTACATCCTTTAAGGCCGCCTTATAAGCCCGCATAGCTGACTTCTTACCCACCTTTTTCGGCACTTCTTTCCAAAACAATTCAAACGAATTGATCATATCTTTATTGTTAATATTATTGTTATCTATTGTTTGTCGGACATCAGGTGTCAGGGTCACTCTGTCAGGGGTGTCAGGGTCAATCTGACATCTAGTGTCAGGGTGACAGGATGTCAGGGTAGGCAAATAATACCGATTTGTTTGCGGTGGATTGTGCAATATTTGGATCAAACCTACGTCCGCAAGAAGGGATATTTTGCGGTTTACGGTGCGCTCTGTACAGTCCGCCATATCTGCTAAGCGTTGCACAGAAGGCCACGCATAGCCTCTGTCCTCATTATATTTATCCGCTATTCCTAACAGCACCAGCTTGGCTGTTGGGTCATCTAGGCGTTGTTTAAACGCCCAACTCACTGCCTCTATCGACATTTAGTTCTCCCATATTTTTTAGATGTTCTTTCGGCACAAAAAAAGCAGACCCATGCCCGCCGTAATCTTTGCGAAACCACTCTTGCTTTGCGTCCTCAGATTTAATCCAGCCCCAGATCCGATAGGATGGACTCTGCCCTGTGACCAATACGAAAACCCTTCCATCTGGGTCACTCTCTCGCACGATTAGGTCGTAATCATGGTCAGATCTTGTCCTTACTTCCCAGCCAGTGCTGTCAATGTCACCGCCGGACTTAAAGGTGTTCACTGACCCGCCCCAATATTTTCCAGTGACCTTCGCCACCGCCACCTCACCGCAAGCACCCTCAACGTGGTTCTGCCAGTGTTGCAAGTTTCCTATCTTGCTCTCATAACCCCTTTTCAACGCCGCAATGTTACGCAAGCAGGCGGCATTAGAGGCCATCGCCAATTCGTAATCAGTGAGGGTGACTTCAATCAAAGCGCAGATCCCTTTCGGTGAACTCGTTCACATCGAGCCAATCGTCTTTGTAGTCCCTATGAAACGTGGGGCGCTCAACGCGCTTTTTCTTGTTTTTTGGCAATAGGTTTCGATAATCCAGCCCATGCGATTTTTGAAATGCAAACATATTCTGGCACATTTCGCATCGGGTAAGGATAGGCAGGCCATCGCCAAAGGGCACGATAAGGGCTAAACTATGCTTTTTGCGGCAGGTATTACAGATCATGTTTCCCCGCCAATAAATCAAAAAAGTCGCCCATATCAAGGACGACCATTTCAGGCTTACCATCGGCTTTTATTACCAGCGCATCGTTATCGCCCATCCAATCATAAAGCTGTTTAAATCCTGTAGCGCGGCACTTTACCTCTAACGTCCAACGCTCTTTGCTATCGTTTTTGCCGACAACAATATCTCCCTTGATCGATGCGCTACCGCTTAAAGGAACGCGGTAGCTGGCATCTAAGCCATGATCCAGAGCCTTTTTGCGCACATTATTTTCAGTGCGCCAGCCCTTATCTCTCTGCGCTTTGCCCATACTCCGCGACCCAATCTGATAAAGTTACATCGCCCTCCGTAAGCGTGTGAATTTGCATAATTCGCTTCCCGCTTGGGATTGACAGCCCATAGATCCATTTGTGAACGGTGGCCTGACATACGTTGCACCGCTTTGCAAAATCACTTTGACTCAGGCTATTTGTTACTAAATATTGATTTAATTTCATCTCAAACCACAAGATGTTGGCAAGTTACTATAGCGCATATTTGCGCATCTATGCGTCTATGTCAATAACTGAAAACCGTATTTTGCCTAAAGACTAGCATTTCTGCGTGTTTATGCTATGGTCATATATGCCTTATAGTAAATTGATAGGAGTTTTGATATGAAGTTATCCACTTGTTCCGCCCGTTGGGAAAACATTCCAACCGCGCCGCCAACACAAATTTATCGCCCTGCAATTAGGGCAAAGTCCAGAGCTTTCGGATCGCGTCTGCACCGAAAGATATCGTCATGCGGAACTTTAAGTCCGCCTCGTTTTGATGGAGTTCTCAAATGGAGTACCCAAATAATTTAAGACGTTTGCGCGACGCAAAAAGTCTAACACAGGGTCAAGTTGCAGAAAAACTTGGCATTAATCAGGCTGAATACAGCCGGATAGAAAAAGGCCGGAGAAGGGTTGGCACGCACCTTAACGCACTAAGCAAAATATTAAAGTGCAACGAGGATACAATTTTAGCGCCCGACCAATACCAGCCAACCAATATCGATCTTTCAGAAGATATACCTGTTTTTGCACTGCCAGAACCAGATGGCGAAAGTGTGCGGTTTGATATGTCTATGACCAGCCGGATTGCACGCCCGCCTCTTTTGGCTTTAGCGCAAAACGCTTTTGGTATGTTTAACTGCGGAGAAGCAATGACGCCTCGATTGCGGCATGGCGACTTTCTTTTCTGTGACCCAGATATAGAAGCAAAGTTGAACGACATTTGCGTTCTAGTCTTGCAAAAGGGGAACAAAACAATAGCTGTGGTGCGAGAGGCATTGGGCGGGGATGTTTGGTTGAAACTGAAAGATAACACTGAAGAATCTTTTGGGAGTGATTTAAAACAGGTTGCGCCTGTGCTTAGTATCAATCTTGCTAGATAGCATATATGAGCATAAATGCTTGACCTAAACTATGCCCCGTAGTAAAAAGGGGCATGAGCGAAAATGCAAAACAAACTACTGAGAGCGAAGACAGGCAAGAAATACCAGCCTTTTTTCGCTTTTTTTCTTTAAGCGCCAAGTCGCAAGAAGAACGCCTCAAGACGGTAGGCGGTTCAGAAATCAATATTCTTGCAGAGGGCGACCCAAAAAAAATTAACGACCTTTATGAGCGAAAGGTTGAAAACAAGCCCGATGATTTATCAATGGTTTGGCCTGTTGTTATGGGTCATGTCACTGAGGACTTAAACACAGAGTGGTGTCAAGTTAAGCAGGGCATTGCTATCGGGTCTCGCCAGCGTGTCCTTTATGGGCAGAAGCACGCCTTTATGCGTTGCACTTTGGACGGCGCGGTCTACAGTTACAAAGATTCTGCGGCTGTATTTGATGCAAAGTTTACGATGGGTCGGCCTATGAAGGGCGAGGGCTGGGACGAAGTAATACCTCGCTTGGTGCGCAAATATACTCCCCAGCTACACTGGAACGCTTATCTGTTAGAAGAGACAGAGGGCTTACCTGTTGACTATGGCTTGCTATCCATTTTGCGCGGTGGCAACGAGCCAACCTTTCACGAAATAAAAATAGATAAAGATTACACCAAACACCTTATCGGGCTTGCCACATACTTTATGGGTTGCATCGAAATGGGTGTCTACCCTGACGAGATGGAGCGCGTTGAAATAGCGCTACCGCCTGAAGATCGCCTGCCTGTTGATATGGCGCAGAGCAACAATGACGCGCGCTGGAAGCAGTTGGCGGAGTCTTACATACAGGTCTCCGGCGCGGCAGAAACTTTCAAAAAAACCGAAGCGGCTATCAAAAAGCTAGTGCCACCCCATGCCTCTGAGGCTTTTGGGCATGGCATCCGCGTGAAGGTCGCAAAAAACAATGCCAAGAAAGTGGAGATCATTAAATGAGTGAATTGGCTAAAGCGCTTTTGCAGTTTCAGAAAAGCTCGTCTGGGTTCGAGGCGGATAGTAAAGGGGCGCGGTCTAAATATGCCTCTATCGGCGCGGTAATTAACAACATCAAACAAGCCACACAGTTTGGCCTTTGCTTTACGCAAGAGGTTGATTTTGAGGGGCAGACAATGTTCGTGCGCACAGTGATGATGCACATAAGCGGCGAGAAGCGCGAAAGCAGATATCCGATATGGGTCGATGATGTGACGAACAACCAAAAGGTCGGCGGCGCTGTTACATACGCAAAACGCTACGCGCTGGCCTCTATGTTTGGTTCAGAAAAGGGCGTTGATGAGGCTGACGATGATGGCGAAATAAACGGCAACCTGACCGACCCACCAAAGCAATTAAATACAGATAAAGCGCGAGGGGTTGTTTCCTCCCTGCCCTCTGGCGCTAACTCGCCTCCCTCTGATCCAACTGAAGAGGGGGGCGAGACGCTTACTCCGAAAGTTTTGACTTTTGAAGAAAAACTTTTTGGCTTTGAAACCGAATGGACAAGTTTAAGTGCGCTGGAGCAAAAGAAAGCGTTTCTTGAAGAAGTGTTGGCAGAGGCCAGTTCGCAAACAGAACTGGTTGCCCTGTTCAACACTTTAAAGCCTGACAACACAGGCTTGATTAATTTGTTTAGTAGCAGAAAGGAAGTCTTAGAAAATGGAACAAGCTAAACAAGTAAAATATGGAAAGGACGAAATGACCGCTTCCATAAACCGTAAAGCAGAAGATCAAAAGACCGAAGATTGGCACTGCGATTTTGATGGCAGTATCACCATCGATGGTCAGCTTTATTACCTAAACCTTTATGACAAAAAGGGCGATGGAAGCTGGATGGCTGGCAAGGTAAAAAAAGCAGAGAAGAAAGATGATCTTCCCTTCTGATATGACCGACACTTCATTCAATGACGATTGGATTAAGAAGCCAAAAAACGCTCACCCTGTTTTATGTGTGGCGCGCAATGATGGTGTCCTTTTAGTGATTGGAGAAGAGCAAGCCATGATGAAATTGACACCCAAAGAGCAGGTCTCTCTGGGTGTTGATATTATAGAAAAAGCACTGCGGCGGCGCGGTGATGAGTAAGGGTCGATGCGCCGTAAAAAGAAACAACCTCAAGAGAATTACCTCAAAACACCCCGCATGAAGAAGTGCGAATTTTGTGACAAAAACTTCGACTTAAATGGGGACGGTTGGGCAATAAATATGAGCCCACAGTTTTTTTGCAGTGATGTGTGTATGCGTGAAAATTATTTGCGCAGTGAAAGAATACGAAAGGGAGAAGCGACATGGACGGATCTTTAAGAATAGAGAGTGGGATACCTATCCCACCAATTTACAAAAATGCAAGGACAGCCAACGGCATCACCGCAAAAAAGATGCAGATAGGTCAGTCGGTGCTGGTTGGGACGGAGCGAGAGGCTCACCAGTTGCGCGACTGTATGCGCTACCATTATGGAGAGGGTTGCTACCGCATACGCAAACTGCTGGACGGCTGGCGGATATGGCGGTTAAAATAACTGTACGCTATGTCGTACATGACCTGATAGAAATCTATGAACAAAAAGGCTGGACGGTTGTGAGCCGCTTTGAAGGCTCACATCACTCCCAATATTCAGTGATTATGCAAGCACCTTCTGAGCAATCTTTTCTAGATCTGAAACGCTATGAGCCAGCTTCACATCCGCGTCAGTGTAATGAACCTTTGCAGTGTTCGACTTCTTCGAGTGACCCATCCGATATTTGCGGATAGACTCCGGCACGCATGCTGTTTCCATCTGTGTGTGGAAAAACTTTCTGAACCCACCTAAACCTTTGTCAGCTACGCCAGCCTGTTTGCATACGCCGGCAATCTGTTTGCGCCATGCGTTTTGCTCCCCCATGCGCCCATGTACGGCAGGGAAAACCCACACTTGACTATGGCACTTTAGTTGCCACTCTCTGAGCGTTCTAATTAGCGCAGAGGTTAATGGCAAAGTCCGGCGGCGGTATTCAGTTTTGGTTTCGTCCTGAACCATGTACCTAAAGCCTGTGCGCTCTACGGACAATGAGCCGGAGTGCAGGTCTATATCTTTCCACTGTAGCCCCTGCAACTCGTTAGCGGCAAGGCCAGTAAAGGCGGCGGTGGTAATCATAGCGCGAACCTGCGGCGTGATTTTCTGCAATAAAATAGCCTGCACTTCGTCTGCGGTGTAGCCTTTACGCTCACCCATAGAGCCGCGTATCTGTTGCCTGTCGCCTTTAGCACAGGGGTTGGTTAACAGGTAGCCTTTAGCCACCGCAAACTTGCAGACCATGTTAAGCGTGTTGATAACGTGGCGCTGGGTCTTTGGGCTAACCTCGTCAGCCGCCATCTTGTCTATGAACAGGTTTATGACGCCTGTGGTAAGGTTACGCATTTGCGTTGATGCAAAATGCGGCGTGAGGTAGAGCCGCAGGTGACGCTCATCATTAGCGTGGGTCTGAGGCCGGATGCCGTTCTTTTTGCCTACCAGTTCGGCTCTAGCTTGGAGAGCCTCTATAGCGGCGTTGCTAAAAGATATGCGGTTTGCATTGTGCTGGCCCGCTTTCAATTCATCCTCAAGCTGGGATATCTTTTTCGACATTTCAGCTTCAGACTTTGAATAGATGCGTCTGCGCTTGCCAGCGTTGTCTTTGTAAGAGACGACCCACGATATGCGTGTTGTGCCGTCCCTCTGCACCACCTCTGTGGTCGTTGGTGTGCCAATGTGGATCATTGTTCTGCCTTTTAGCTTGCGTAAAGATCTAAATATGTTGACTGAGACAGAACACCCTGTTCTTCAGCCGCCAGCTTGATGCGCTCGTCAAAAACTTTCTCTGCTAGGCTTGCGTATCTCTGTGCATAATCCCCGTGTTGCGGAAGCCTGCGTCCGTATTTGAACTCGTAAGAAAAGCCAAACCGCTCTGCGGCACCGTCAAAAATGCGGTTCTTGTCGCCATCGTTGAACATCCGATAATAAGCGTTCTTTGCTTTGCGTAGGCGCTCAAGGTGGTAGTTAGAGCCACCCTTTTGCTGTGACGGCATACGAGCATCGTAATGAGCCTGCTTGTCGCCGTCCCAATACATACCGCCATCGTGATATTTGCGAACTGCGGTTAGCTTCTGGTCAATTAGGTCATGCAAAACTTCTAGCTCTGCCTCGTAAGCCCCGTTGCCACTCCAATATGTATGTGCTTTTTCTGTCATTTTATTCTCCCTTTAGGCGGGGCTGTTAAGCCGCCGCCTTTCTGATTTCGTTGAATGTGTCGAAGCTGATAGCAATGGCAATCATTGGCAAGAAACCTTTGCGTGGGTCTTTCATTGTATCGTACTCGTCAACCATCAAAGCACCCTTCTGGATAAGGCTAGAAACAACGCCGCGATAAACTTTTGGGTCAAGGTTGTTTCTTGAAAAGATTGTGCCACACTCACCAGAGCCATCAGTTGTTAGCTCGTATGTGTCGATGTGCGGGGAATTATCATCATGCTCAGTCTCCCACTCATCGCCGTGATTGTCTGCGAGGATGTTCAGGATGTTCATTTCTAGGTCTGTATAAGTCATTTTTGTCTCCCTTTGATAAATACCTTATAACTCATAATTACACATATATGCGCAATAGTAAAGCATTTATGCAAATAAAAAGCACGAAAGCCTGACGGTGTATCGCCACTGTATCGCCACCAACTATAAAGCCAAATACAAAAAGCCCACGCAAGAACTAAATCTTGGTGGGCTGTAAACTATTGATATGTATGGATTTTTGGTTGCGGGGGTAGGATTTGAACCTACGACCTTCAGGTTATGAGCCTGACATTTTTGGCGGAAAACCTAAAGAGAATCACTGTATCGCCAATGTATCGCCACGCTTTTGGGAAGGGGGATTTGTATCGCCACGACTCACTTTGTAAGCCCTTTAAACTTCTCAAAGCTACGCATTCCGCCAAGTCCTAAAATGCCAAGAAGAATCGTCATTAGGCTGTCCATATCAAAGGCGGGGTAAGGAACGGGCTCATAGCCAAGATAAGCAGTTACCACATCGGCTGTCGGGATTATTAGAAAATGCGCGAATAAACTTAGCCCACAGCACCAGCCAATAAAGGGACGCCAGCCCGCTACAAATATGCTTCGGTGCTTCGCCTCTTCAGCATTTACCGCAAGCTGGCCTTTCGCTAACTCTTGAGCATGGCGCTCTGCCATAGTGCTGATCTCATGCGCCAGCTTTGCTTTCTGGTCTTTATCTTCAACAAACTTATCAAGGATGCCACTGACGGCAGGGATGAGCGCCTGTATCATTGTTTTATAAACTCCAAAATTTCGCCCTCCAGCATCATCACCTTCAACTCTTTGCACGACCATTTCTGGTCAAAGTTATTGGTATGACCCACGTTGCGCTTTATCTTACGCCGGACAGACAGGCACTCAGAAAGAGACCCGTAAGGCGTATATTCAACCTTTTCCCCGCCAATCACTAATAGCAAAACAAATGTTAATTCAACCATCGCCGTTCCGCATTTTTTCCAAGCGCTCCTCTAAATTGGTGATGCGCTTTTCATAAAAATCTAAAGTAAGTTTTTGCTGTTGGTCGTAAGGCGCTCTGCCCTCTTCAATTTCAGTCTGTAACTTTTCAAGCTCACTAGCGATGTGTTCGATCAGCATAAACTGCTCAGAGTCAGCAGGCAGGCTACCCATTTCTCCGCGAGGCCATTTAATGCGAAACTCCGTATTCTGACCCAAATCGGACTTCATCATTGTGATGCTGGTCTCTATAGAATTGAGCCTGCCTATGACGCCGAAATATGCCCATGTTGCCAGTGAGGCCGCACCAACCATCGAAATGATTGATTTTAGCGGCATGGACAGTTCAGTGTTTTCACTGAGCTTGGTTGCCATCTACTTTTTCTCGCCGCCCATCCAGATTGCAAAACTAGCGCTGAGACAACCAAACACAACCGAACAGAAACCGCTTTGCTCAATCGTGGGCGTTGGCAGTGACATATACCACTGCGTCACTTGATAGCACATCACAGTTACAGCCAGCATCATCAGGCGTGGCATGATCCGCCACTTGTCGAGCATCTCTGGTGTCATTTTAAAACCCCTTCACGCATCTGCTCCGCTAAATGTGTGGCGCGCGATTTGACCTGCTTCGCCCAAACGCTGTCGAGCATCTGAACGCTGGCCTCTTGGTAATCGCCCCGCTCTAAAGCCGCGTGCATTTTCTTAAACTGGTCGAAGCGATTGCCCATGTTGAATATCATATTCATGATCACCATCTGGCGGGCTGTATCCAGTTTATGCCAAAAGCCATAACCCTCTGCCTTTTCAGCAACCCACTTCAAATCGTTCATAAGCAAAGATTTTGCTTCCTCATGACTTATCCCCCTGTCACTCGTTAGAAGCCGCCCCACGCCGATGGTCGGGTGTCCCTGCAAAGTGTCGCCCTTCTCGATGGGCTTGCCTGTAGCGTCGTCATAGACCGCTAAACGCAGGCTCTCATGTTCGATTAGCTGGTCTGCCAGAATGTCTATAAAACTCATCCAAATTCCTCATGGTTTTTTGAAAGCTATCAATTTCTAAATCGTCTTTTTCAAAGAAGCTGTGCAGGCGAGACATCGTAAGTTGCTTGACTTTTGTTATCGGCAAAAAATATGCCTTGCGTTGCGGCACACTGACCAAAGCCACAAAGTCATAATCATCTGGCGTCGGCAGACGCTTCTTACCGCCCAAGCCAAAATTAAACTGCAACTTGCCTGCGTAATAATTGTGGTAAGTGCTGGCCTTAACTTGGCATCTGTAAAACCTGTTATTGTTCCAGCACAGTAGGTCGACACCCGCTTGCTGACAGAAAGCCGTCCCCCAGCCCATCTCTTCAATGATACCTGCCGCAAACAACTCGCCGATGCGGCCTGTGGTTACTTCATGCCGCCTGTGCTTCACGCGCCAGCCATACGAAGTAAATCAACAAAAGTATGGCTAATGATCCGAAGGCAATAACGATGCTCCACTCTAATAATTGCTGACGCGCTTCACGTTGCTCATAAATAGCGCGCTGGCGTTCTTTCCTAATCCGGCCCTCCAGCTTTACAAGTTCATCCCAGCCTGCCATGCCATGATGCGCTAGAACAAAATTCCGCAACTCTTGACGTTGCTTCTCTAGCTTTTTCTTAGCGGCAAAAACTTTGATGGCTTCTTGCTCAACTGAACCAGCCGCAAAAAGTTTTTTATAGAATGGTGGTCGTTTAACCTCTTTCTCTTTACGCTCGACATCTGATACGGCTGAAAGCCAACGGCCTATGTCCCCCGACATCTGCTCAATATCACGCCCCGCCGCAAACGCAGATTTCAACAAAGTGAAACTCTGCGTGGCGACTGAAACAGCCACACCTATCTCAAGCATAATTAACCTACTTTTTTGGGAAGTTAGCGAGTGAGGACTTTGTCTAACTTGTCCTCGATGCGATGAAGGTGTTGCATCACCTGACCCATATCTTCGCGCACGTCATCGCGGCGTGCGTAGGTCTCTCTGGTTTGGTTAAGGAGTATTTGGAGTCTTTTCACTTCCGCATACATTTGACGGAACGCCCAAAAGGCCGGAGCTATAATTAGCGTCAGGACTATGTTCCAGAACATCATGCCGTTCATCTCCATGACGCGGCCTATGCGTAAGGGCTATCACCAAGAACGCTTGTATCCCAAGCGGCCTTCAAGCCAGCGATGTCAGTAGCGGCATCAATAGCAGATGCGGCTGGTGCGTCACGCAGTGCATCCTTTGCGGCGGCAATAGCGGTTGTGCTAGTGCCAGCTTCCAACGCCTTCATCAGTTCCACATCTTTAGCTTCAAGAAGTGGGGCGCGTACTTCACGGATTTTGTCTTTAAATATCTCTTTGGCTTTATCCATGTCCTCAGAAATCACTGAGCCTGACAGTGACCAAGCACCACGAAAGTCTCTGTTTGCAGGAACGGTAGCAGTTGAGGCGTCTATGCTGTTCCCATCTTTATCAACAATATATGTTGTTACAGCCATCAGTTTCTCCTATGCGGCTAAGTCTTGATTGATGCGCCAAGCATTACGCCAAGTGCGCTGTTGCGGTATCTGCTCTTTCTTGCAGATAACCAAAGTTTTGCGGTTGCCCTTGTCGAAGTTAGCGACAACATCGGCTGGGCAGTCCTTCAAAATTAAGTATTCAACGGCCTGCTCCTCTGTCATGGCTGGCATTGGCTCAGTCTCATGCAGAAGGTAGCCTCTGGTATGCTTCTTAAAATCTGGCTGTGCTTCATCTTTTGCCAGTTCGTGATACACCCATACAGGCGGTAAGATGCCGCCCTGTAAGGCACAAGCCATCCAGTTAGGGTCAGGCACAAGTATCTTGGCGCACTCATCAATGCTGTCCTCATAGACCACACGATAATCTGACTGCACAGGCTCAAGGTTTTCTTTAGCCCAGCACAGACGGTCAAATAGCTTTATGCCTTTGAAGTCAGGTGTTTGCATTATGCTAGGTCTCCAATAATTTGTGTCATCACATAAGCACTATCTGTTATCCCAGAATTGCCATTATCCATAAAAATTAAATACGGATGATATACAGTTGTTGTAGGCGTTTGGCTTCCTTTTTGGCTGACGCTATGACAACGGCTAGAACCACCATTATTAGTATGAGCGCAAGTTCCTACAAAAGAATAATTTGCATTTGAAAGAGCGTTACTAATTGTAACAGTATAATCTCCTGTACCATTATCCGTTAAAGAACTTGTATTTAAGCTATCCCTTGCCGCAATAGTGCCTGTGCCATTGAAGTTCACCCAAGCCTTCGCACTACCATTAACAACGTACTGCGTATCAAGTGACCCAGCGGTGCTGTGTTCTATTTGGTCTGCTATAATCTTGCCAGCCATTATGCGAGGTCTCCTGTGATAGTAAAGTTAACGCTATCTCTATCAGCCTGACCACTGGCAGATGGAACAACGTATCCTGTACCTATTTGAAAAACAGTAGTTGTTCTAGTACCATTGTTAGGACAAGCATTTGAGACGTGTTCACTATCTGTGTTTTGTCCAGCCGCACATACACAAGCATAATTTGTGCCAGACATTGCATTGCTTAATGTAAAATTCGTGTCTCCAATTCCCTCGTCTGATGCGCTACTTATGCCAAAGCTGTCATAAAAGGTAGTGTTGTCACCGTTTAAGTAGCCCCAAGCCTTCGCAACTCCCTGTTGCAGTTGCATTGTAGCAGAACCGCCCTCAGAGGTAATCGTCACATCGCCAGCAGAAGTCTTGCCAGTGAGTTTGTCTGTAATAATCTCACTCATGCTAGGTCTCCTAGTGACGTAACCCAAACATTACACAAATCAAACATGCCACCATCAGATTGACCAGTTGAACCGTAAGCTGTGCTATATTGAATTGTTGTTGTAGAAAGAGGGTCTATCGTGTTGTTTGAGTTTGTGCCAACAACTACTGTACCCATCGCTCTTGAAGAACCGCTTTCAACGGTAGCCCCATCGTCATTACTGTTATATAAAGTTGTAAAAATGCACCTATCATGTTGAGATGAAAACGCAGATGTTATGTTAAGCGTATAAACGCCAGTTTCTTCATCTATAACACTGCTCACATTGAGCGAACCTTCAATGACATTATTATGACCATCCCAAGAAATCCACTGTTTCACAGCTTCTTGCTTCGTCAGCGTGACAGGGCTAGTGCCGTCTGCCGCTACGATTGTATCTGCTTTTATCGTACTCATGCTATCACCAAGTTTCCGTTAACCGTCAACGTAACCCCTGTTGCAACTGTCAGGCTAAAGAAAGCCCCAGCGTTATCACCAGCCGCGATGGTGGTGTTTGTGTCTAGCTGTTGCTCATGCACCCGAAAGATATCACCCTTGCCGTTAGTTGCATCACCAGTTACACCGTTTTCACCCTGAAAGTAGCCAGCACCGCCGGAAAGGCTTGTCCATGCCAGTGTGCCAGAACCGTTGGTTTTAATCACTTGATCTGCTGTACCATCGCCATCAGGTAGGGTGAAGGTGGTTGTGGTTGTTACCGCAGAGGGAGCTTGGAACTTGATAGAGTGGCTTGCGTCATCGTCAGCCAGCGACAGAACGTCAATGCCGTCCGTCCCTGCCGCAAAGTTCTTCAGATGCGAAAGTAGCTCTCTGATGGCATTATTGACATCGCTTGGGAGCATACTAGATTCTGCCAGATTTACGCCGCCAACGTCTGTATTATTAACGGCGGTAGCATCATATTCGGAGAGTTTATCTTTAGCCATGCTTTGCTCCTATAGCTAATCTTTCGGATTATCTGTTTTAATCTGTGCTACATGCGCTTGCCACGCTTCAAGACCATTTTCTGTGATGTATTCAAGCTGACTGTTTGTGGTTCCATAAGCCTCAATACGAGCATCAAGCCACGCAGGGTTCGGCTCTGGATCTTCATATTCAATCTTGATGGCTGTTCTTTCTGCGCCAGCACTTAAAAATGAAGGTGTGCCGCCACCAGTTTTAAGATGAGGCGGGATTAACATTGCTACATAATCATCCATCTCCGCCTCTGTCATATCAGAGCGAAGTTCAACAAACGTCCATGTGCCATCGCTAAACTGTATCTTAGCCACGTTGTTATTAATTTCTGCTACTGTGTACTGCATTATGCTGTGCCCCCCTGTGCTGTACCGTTATTTGTAAATGTTACGAATGATGAGCCACGCAAATATTTGCCTGATACACCACTAGAAGAACCGTTTGTGCTATTCCCATTTGCGCCTGTTGAACCAGACGCACCAAAACTACCACCAGCACCGCCTGTTCCGGCGTTAGTGCCGCCGGCTCCACCAGTGCCAGCAGATTGATTATACCCTTGCCCTACACCGCCAGAGCCGCCTGTGGTGTTTGTAGTGCTTGCCTGTGCTATCGTGTAGTGATGCCCAAGCGCACCAGTTGTTACAAAAGTACCCCTACGATAAATGCCAAAAGCTGTGTAGCTAAAGCCGTTAGACACTGCTTGGTTTACAACTCTAGAGCCACCCCAATAAAATTCTAATCTGTTGCTTTTAACACCCCAGAGATAAGGATAAGAACCACCTATAAAACTGCCTACACTTTCAGAACTGCCATTACCACCAGCACCACCACCGCCGCCACCAGCACGAACAATACCATTATTAATAAAGGTGCAGTTGACTGCCGCTTCAAAAGCATCGCCACCGTCAGCCCCTGCTGAACCACCAGCACCAGACAGCGTGCCATTGTTAGTAATGGTAATCGTGCCCACACCACCAGTATCAATCTCTAACGCTTCCTCTGATGTGCTTGTTGCACCAAGCTCTACGCCACTATCAATAACAATTTGTTTAGGATAGTTCACACCATAGTCAGAACCAAATAAAGCTGACGCATTTTGATCTGTAGCTGTAGCAGAAAAAGTAAACCTAAATCCTTTAGCTTGGCTTCTAAAATTTGTCATGTTTATTGTGCCGCTTGTTGGTACAGATGCGGCTAAGTTTAGGCCAGTATTGTTTGCGGCCTTAGACCTAATGTTTGAGCCGCCACGATATAAATCTGAGTAAGATACGGCAGAAGAACCGCCCACAAATTCAGTTCGTAGGTCTGAAAAACTTACTGCACCTGATGCCGCAATAGCCATTATATAGTCCCAAATGCTGTTAAGTCGTCTGCGACTGTTAAATGACCGTCAGACTCCACTTTCAAGATGCCTGTGCCGTTATAGCTGAGAACCAAGTCAGTGCCGCTAATTTCCAGTTTATATTTGCTTGTCCCTGCGGAGTTTTGCACAGTAAAGGCGGTGACGCCCTCTGTGCCATCTGCAACATCAGCCAGATCGGCCATCAACTCTCGAATGGCGTTATTTATGCCAGAGGCCGCGCAGTTCTCGTCAATGTCTACCGACTGAATATCGGTGTTTGACGAGGCGGTTGCCGAAAAATCTCTTATCGAGTTTTTAGCCATTTATCTCTCTCCTGTTAGCAGGCCGGACATTGTTCCTACAGTGCCGCCATATAAACCAGCGTTGCGCCCTGCGCGTGCTAGCCGCGCTCTTTCCTCTGCCTGCCGTTCAATCAGGCGGTCTAAAAATGCACGTTGTTGGGCGGCATCTGTGCTAAACAAATCACGCGACAAAGCGCTACCGACTTTGCCGGATGTTGTTGCCCTATCTGTTACTCTGCCCAACATACCTCTGGCGGCTGGTAGAGGGTTGCCCATAAGCATTGATGAAATGGCATCTGCGCTCTCTGTCAGATTTGCCGCGTCTTGTTGGCGCAAAGCTGTCTGGCTTCCGGCCTGCGGTGAGGTGCGGGCGCGTGTCTTAACCTGCTCTGTGCGTAACTTCATTCGCTTTTCAAAGGCGTTGAATGTCTCATCGTCTGGGAACGCAGAACGAAGCAGTTTGCGCTGTTTTTTGTTGCCGAAAATCTTACGGCCTGCGTCTGCCATATCGGCGGTGTTATCCACGCTATTACGAACAGCCTGTGCCACGCCGATGCGGAAAGCCTCTTTCTCAGAGTCGGACATAGTACCCACTCTGCCCTCTAGCTCATCTGGCTTCAGCTTAAAGAAGCCTTCTCCGTCCTCAATAGCTTCACGCAGACGCGCATCACCAGCAAACTTGTTTCTAGCTGTTTGGTATGCGCTAACGCCGTCAACTTTTGGAGAGGCATCATCAATAATGTCAATCAACTCAGCGCGCGCCTTTTTCAAACCACGCTCCAAACCTCTGCCGATTGATGTTTTGGACTGACCACGCTTGCCCAGACCCATCACCTCATCCAGCCCCATTTTGATGTAGTGAAGCTCTTGCACTGAGAGGTTTTCAATCTTTTTGCCTGAGATTAGGTCTTTTGCAGACGGCAACCCAACCTTGTCAACCATCGCTAACTGGCTTGCCTGTTCCACAGCTTCATCAAAAGCGGGCAGGCTCAATAGGTCTTTTAAGTTTTCAGTGACAGGCACAGTGACTGGCCTGCCGTTTAAATTAAACGCCGCATCATAATCATTCCCAGCGTTAGCGGCTTGGCGGGTAGCAATCTCATCAAGTGCCTGTGTCGCGCTTTTGCCCCCTGCTAGAACACTTCCAACATCATTGGCGATCTCATCGCCAAGATTAGCCGCACGCTCGTCTAGTGCTTTTGTGGCTACATCCCCGCCATCCCCAGCAATAGTGGTCGCACCTCTAGCCAGCCTGCGTGTGGCCTCACCAGCTACGTCAGGGATCATCGCATCTGTTACACCCATCGCAGAAGTTTCGTCCAAAGACTTTTGAACTGCCTGCGGAGTTGTGCCAGCTTCTTCAAGAGCCTGAATGGCCTTTAGGTCGGCAGTGCTTTGAGCCGCTTTATCGCTAACCTCTGTTTTAAATCTATTCACGCCAGACTTTACTGCATTAATCGCGGCAGGTGCAGAAGCCCCCAACGCACCGCCCAAAGTGCCGCCAACCAGAGCGCCACTTAATCTGCCGCCAGCACCTTCGCCTGCACCAGCGCCAGCTATAGCGCCCTCACCAGCGCCAATAGCGCCAGCCAATCCGGCAGTGCCGCCTTTTGCAAGAATCTTACGTCCCAATGCTGTGCCTGCGGCTCTTGCACCGCCTAACCCGCCTGTCACCAGACCGCCACCTATTTCTGCCGCAAGGGCTGTGGCTGGGTTCTCATCAGCGAAGTTTTTTACCTGACCGCGAACATCTTTGACGGTTTCATCGTAGTCGCCAAGCAGGCCAAAACCAGTGCGCAAACCTGCCTCAACTTCATCGCCAAAGCCAAGCAGAGCGCCCTGACCCAATGCGGTTCTGGCTAAGTTTGCAACGTAACCATCATCGTCTTTTTTGCGCGTGTTTTTGGTTTCAACATTCTTTCGCTCACTTGCGACGCGGTTTACAAAGTCTTGCTTTTGTCTAGCGCTCATATTGTTGAAGTCGTCACCAACTTCTATAACGCCGACACCGTCCACTTTTATCTTAGTCATTATTTGACCACCTCATAGCTAACGTCATCGCTGGTTGTCGGGTCTTGATACCCAGAGAAATCAAACGAACCAACGCCCTGAGTTTTACGGCGGCGGTTAACATTACGCTTGCGCAGTTCAATCGCACGCTCGTTCAAATCACGCAGACGCTCTAGCTGGGCGCGAACTACTTTGGTATCGTTTTTGTTTGCGATGATTTCGTTTAACGCACGTTGAGCGTCACCTTCTGTCTGAACACCTTTATTCAGCCGCAAAGTGTCGTTGCGGAGCTTTTCCAAGAAAGTATCAAACTGCGCGGAGTTGATTTCTTCTTCTCCGGCGATGCCCAGACCCCGCATAACGCTATCGGTCACGCCCTCTATAGCACCGAAGCTCAAATCGCCACTCTCGATTAAGCCAGTATATCTATCAAGGTCAGACATGATGCCCGCAGAAGTATCAATCGCAAAAAAGTCATCATCCTCTGCTTTTTGCGCGGCGGTGCTGAGTGACTTGCTTGTTTTCTTTTGTTGCTCAAGCGCCACGATATCATCATAGGCGTTACTTCTCTGAACGCTAATGTTGCCGTCGGGGTCTTGGATATAAGTAAACTTCCCATCGCCTAAAAGTCCGGTTTTAGGCTTTTTAGCCTGTTCATAAACCACCTGCGGATTTGATGGATCTGACAGGTCAAGCAAAGAACCGCCCACCACTTGAAACTTGCCTTTGCCCATCTTGTCTTGACGAGCCTGCGCCTGATTAAAAGCGTTTTGCCCCATCTGTAGACCCTGCGCTAGCGCACCGCCCAACGATTGAGGAGCGCCGCCTACTCTTGGAGCGCCAGCCGCCAATAATCCTGTGGCAAGACCCATAACGCCCTGCGTGCGAGGGTCGTTGAAGTCTTTGCCAAGAAGGCCACTCATGTTTTTGCCGCCACCTATTGCCATCTTAAACTCCTAAAGCATACCCAACAGGCCACCGCCAACTGCGCCCAGCATCGGGTTAAAACCAGCCGCCGCACCTAACTGCGCGCCACCAAGAGCGCCACCTAAAGCAGATGCCGCAGTGTTACGTTGCACAGGCTGAACAGTGTTAGACCCGATTGTGCCGCCACCGACCAAAGCTAAATAATCCTTCAGCTTTTGCTGTTCGATGTTTTGCTCGAAATTGAAACGGTTAACCTGATCCTGCAACTCAGCTTGCGCTTGACCCTCGCGTGCCGCACCAACCCCCGCTAGCTGAGATAGGTCTTGATTTTGTATCTGCGGAGCTTGAGCGATAGCTGTCTGCTGTGCCTGCAAAGCCGCAGGGGCTAGTGCCGCCGCCAGCGCTTGCTGGTTTGCGCCAGACCCATACCGACCCGCTTTTGCGAACTGGCTCTGCACCTCATTTACTACAGGCTGAAAAGCCGCAGACATAAGAGGGTTAGTTCCCATCAGGTTTTGCTGAACGACATTAGCCGTCTGCGCTGTCATGCTATTTGGATCTAAAGCGCGGTCACGCATCATATCCAAAGACATTTCGCTTTCTGGCGAAAAGCCCACTACAGTCTGCGCAGGGTAATAATTTGGCGCATTGTTATCGTACTGCGCTCTCGCCTCATCCAAGCCGTATTGCAAAAACGGCATTGCATAACTTGGCGGCTGAACCTGTGTGTTCACAGTCTGAGAACCGCCGCCACCACCACCTTTAGACATATTCTTTAACTCCTACCGTTGCGGCTTCGTGATAGCCATCTAAAGCGCGAACCCATCCGCGCCGCCCTATGATTTCGCAAGCCACGCAACCCCAGCCCTTTGACCACTCGATTGCTGACTCTTCTAATTCTTGCAAAGTTTCCAAGTTTCCCCCCGCCAGCCAAAAGCGGAGCGTTCGGCGTTGAGGGTAGCTAATAATTTCAGTCACCAAGCCTGCATCTTTTGCCGACCAAAACTGCGCATCACCTTCCACGATTGCCTTAAACACATCGCTCATTTTATGAGAGTTGTGCGCGTGTTCCAAAGCCGCCTCAATAAACGAGTGACAGTGCGCCCACTTAGCCGATAATGACGTATCCGAAGGATCTGTCGGTCTGTGAATTGTTTGCATGAGTAACTGTGAAGCTCTGCTTGTTTCTAGCGCTGATAAAAATAGTACCAGCACCAATCTCTGCCGCCGCGTTTGCGGTGGTTGGCATCAATAAAATTACGCTGTCCAAGCCAGCGCGATAATCAGTAACAGAGGTCGAAGCCGCGCTTGCAGTGCAAGTGAAAGAGCCTGTGCTGTTCAGCTTGCCATCTAGAACACCATTCACCACCTGCGATATTTCGCGGGGATTGGTTGCCGCAGACGGAAGCCTTCTAAAGTTAGCGTCTGCCAATAGTCCGACCCTCGATATCTACGCCCTGCGCAAAAGACCAGTTACCAGTGATATTCATTCGGGTTCTATGAAAGCGCCCCTGAACCCTGTGCTGACAAAAGCCCTCATCAGTAAGGTTTGAAGCGGTGTCGAAAACAACTGGATCGTCTTGCCTGTCTCTTGAGCCGACCTGCATAGTTACAGAGCCATTTTCAAAGTAAGGCACAGAACGAGTGACCACTGTGTGCTTGTTTTCGGTTAACGCATATTCAGACGTTTCAATAGTTCCTGAAAGAACTGATCCAGTAAATCCATGAATCTTTTTATCAAAGCTCCCGCCAAAGAAGAATGTCCCACCCTTATAAAGACTAGAGTCAAGAGGCGCTGGAAGGCTGTCCAGATTTGATGCAAGATTGTCCAAGTCCTCAAGCGTATAAGCTGGCGTAAAGAGAGGGGCAATAAGCTCTGCTTCAACCTCCAAAATAGACCAGCGATTGAGGGCAAAGTTGTAGACCAGAATTTTATCCGGCGTGTCACCTGTCGCGCTGTTTGATACATAAGACCAGCAAACAATTTGATTTGATGGATCAACAGCCGCAGACATTTTATCAGTATGCGCATCGTCAAAGTCCTCAAAGAAAAACTTGTCCACCTTCTCTGCGCCGATAGGTGTCGATTTTTGCCCATCGAAGCTGTAGAAGCCGTCTTGCGATAAATAGAAAACGTTGCCACCGACATTTGCGACGCTGTTTGGATATGGACAGCCGCGCTGTGTTTCCACGCGGTTGATTTCATAAATAAGCGGTGAGCCCACATAGTAAGCAACAGCGATAGCGCGCTCCATAAGGATTACGGCTCTCTCGCCACCAACTAGACCAGTAATAGCCCCCGCATCAGGAATAACCTGTGAGTCAGCTTGATCTGTGCCAATCGTCCAGCTTGTTTCATCATTGAGGCCAGACCAGCGTACTTTGTTTGGCACGCGACCCGAACCTTCATCAATATTAGCCGTCCACACCTGATCCCGAACAACAGCAATATAATCTGCTTTTGGAGCAGTGCCGGAAAGGTTGCTGAACGCACTATCTGTTCCAAGCTGAAACTTTTGAAGCTCCTCGCCTGTACCGCCAGCCGCTATAACAATGTTACCGAACTGAACGAAACGCCAACGCTCCTCGCCAACCAAATCATAAGCAGGTGTGCCGGACTTGCTTACGTCATCAAGCGCGCTTGTCCCCTGATTAAATTTATAAAGTTTGTTATCATCGCCAGCAAAAAGGCTAATCGTGCCATCATTATCTTTGCCAGCAAAAATGCCTCTTATTCTTTCATCTGCGGCGTTGCTAAACTGCACAAAAGAATTGAAACTCCGATAGCCGTTAGCCGCCGGAATAACATTAGTCGCAACAGTAACGCCCGCGTTATTTACGTCAGGCTGATCCGGCAACCATTCTCCAAAGCGTATCATATACCCAACCAATTCTGACTAGATTGTTGCTGAACCGACCAAACCTCTGACCCTACTGCAAGGTCTGTCCATGTCTCATTACCAGACGCTACTGCCTGCCACTCCTCGCCTAATATCTTGGCGGTGGCTGAAACGCTTGATGCCGTCGCCACAGTCGCGTCCACAACAAACTTGCCTGTCGCGTCCGCAGAGAGAGACGCAGAAGTTGCCACATTTGCACCAACTATAAAGACGAAGTTTGCCGTTACAGGGGCGGCTGTCGCCTCAGTTGAGACACTGGCATCAACCGTTCTAATTGATATTGCAGTAGCGGTAGCCGTTGCGCTAACAACCGCACTGCCATCTGGAATCCTAATTGCGCTGGCTGTAGCAGATACAGACCCGATGGTTGCAATCGTTGCGTCCATCGTGCGAATAACATTTGCGCTGGCGCTTGCCGATGCGCTGGTTGCTACGGTGGCGTCTGCCTCAATCGCAAACTGAATGTCTGCGGTTGCGCTTGCAGAAGTAGAAGCCGAAGCCTCTCCCTGCTTTACGGCTAACGAAGAAAGCGCATCAAGATTTCCAAAGCCGTCAAGCGCGTCCATTAACCCCCAGCTATCTAATTGCTGGAGAGTGGGATTGTTAAATTCAACCTTTCCCAGATCTGTCGCACTATCCAGCGACCCCACTATGCTATCAAGCGGCGTGGTTATCTGGTCAAGATTTGGAGTCCCCAAAGCCATAACTGCCCCCTATTAGGCGGCTGTGATGGTAAGAGAGCCGCTTGCTACTTTTAGAATGTCACCAGAGCCGATTGCTTTGCCTGTGGTAAACGCGCCATGATAAAGAAGGTTCCCGCTTGATGCGGCATCCCAAATACCCCAATGGGACACCGTACCCCATGAACCTGTCGCGGCGTTAAACTCGACAGCCGCGTTGCTTGAAATGCTACCGCTAGCCGCAGAGGCAAAAGTGATCGCCTTTCGGGTGTAGTTGTTTCCAGAAAGCTCTGTCCCAGACCCATCGTCATTTATTGATGCTGTAGACAGGCCAAGATAAACCGCCGCAGGTGCAGAGGTGCTGGCTGTGCCAGTGAAATGATCAAGGAACTTTAGCTCCAAGTAATCCGACATCGCAGACATATTTTAACTCCTGATGCTTGCTTGGCGTTGGTAAGAAGATTGAATTTGCAACGTGCCAGTGCCGTAGTGAGCGCGTTGCTCATCCTTTCGGATTTCTTCAATGATGCGTGTAAATTTTTGGTCATAAAGCTGGGCGCGCTGATCATCCATCAGGTATAAATAAGCCTCAACTAGCGACCCTGTTAAATAAGCGTCTGGGTGGCGAGTAAGCATAGTGTTTGTTAAATTGCTTGCAGAGAGTGGGTCTAAGCTACCTATATAAATAATCTCAGCCGTGTAGTTGCTATCAGGTATCGGGCGCAACTTCATCTCCACGCCAACGATAGAATAAGCTGACGGTTTGGCCTGACCCCCGCTTGGGTAAGTGTTATCCAATGCTACAGGCGACATATACTCCAGAACAGTGTTTGGCGAGGTGTTCAGCTTAACCTCACGAATTTCGCGTAGGTCTGTTGGCAGGGCTGTATATTCATCGCCTGCGGTCAGCGTTGCTTGCGCACGCTTTTCTTGCTCTCTTGTTTCCAGTTCCCGCGAAAGACGAGCCTCGCACAAAGAAATAAAGTCAGGAATATTTGTGGTTAGATCTGTTCTAGCAAGGCTGTTCGCGATAGCCGTTTGCAGATCTGTATATGTCGAGATAGCCATTAAACTCGCCCACCGCCTGTTCTAAAAAACCTGTTTTCTGGGTCATTAAGCCAACGCGCCCAATCTCTTGGGTTGTCCGCCGGATGCCCAAACTTCTCACGAAGTTGCACATAAAGCTGGTTCGGGATATCCGCGACTTTCTGATGATGGCGCTGGGTGTTGCCTATTAGCTTCCCATATTGCCAATCATTTTGCTGTCGCTTGTTTTCTTCCAGAATTTGCTTGATATGTTGCTTTTCAATTATCTCTGCTTGACCATCGCGGTCAAAGTGCATCCAAGTTTCTTTGCCGGATGATTTGTCAGAAGAGATTAATTTCTTAACTGTCATGCTTTCCCTCAATAAAAAAGGGCGACCCGAAAGCCGCCCTTCATTGTTTTGGTAAACAGCCTTATGAGCCGTTCAGATCCAAAATCATGCCATGCGCTTTTGGCGCATCTGGCATCAGTGTCCATTCACAAAGAATTTGGGTCTTTGTGCCGTCAGCCAAATCATCTTCGGTCTGCTCAACGAAGTTACGTCCGTTGATCGCGCCTACTGCAACGTGATCTGGGTCAACCAGATAAACGCGGTCATTTGACAGGAAGCGTGATGGAACGACCTCAAGCTGGCCGAAATCGTTGAACAGAATCGAGACTGCGCCGTTGAAAGACACAGGCTTTGATGCTGTTGTGGTAGCTTGGTTTGTTACCAAGTTTGTGCCTGACTGAGTTAGGTCAGAGATGTTGGCGCGGTTAGTTGCGCTTGCAACCAACAGCTTTGGATTACCACCATCTGTCCATGCGTCTTGCATGGCATCGTCAACCAAATCCAGTGTCAGCGGGCGGTCAGTGCCGCCTGACACTGCATCAGTGCCGTCACCTGTCGCAAACGCACCGCCTGAACCGACTGAACCATTTGTGATCCAGCATGACAGTGATGCTGATTTGCGTGGGCTACCTGAGTCACGCGCAACATCTGTATCGCCGATTGCCTTCTCTATATCTTTACGCAGATCCAAGCCCGCAAGGACGGTTTGATAGGCCACTTCTGATTCGACCCCCGCTTTGGAAACGGCTTCGACTGTGCCAGAAATGATGAAACCGCGAGTTGAGATCTGGTGGTAATTTCCAAGTCTGGTCAGTGCAGTGACGCCAGTATCGGTCATCGCCACGCCTTCTGCGCGGTGGTTATTGGTTGCGGCACTTGCTAGTTCCTGAACCAGAAACTCTGCAAAGATACCATCGTTAGTGCGCTTCTGCGCACCGCTATAAATTGGTGTCTCGTCGGCATCAATTCTCGAAATTACCTGACTCAATGTTTCATTTTCACCAATTTTGGTTGCGGATGTTAAAGTCGCCATTTTAAAACCTCATTATTTAGCGATTAAGAAGAAGATCCACAGCAGATTGGATAGACCCTTCTGCCGCGTGACGCTCACGCAATTTTTGCTTGCGCTTGCTAGCCACTTCATTCTTGCTACGAGGAACGCCTGCTTTTGCCATCTTTGGCGCACGCCGGACTTTTTTCTTGGCATCAGGAGTGCTGGCATTCAGCTTGCTCAGTTGCCATGAATGATACAGAGCCACAATAGCCCTGTGATCAGCCGCGTTTGCTATTTCGTCGTCAGTGTAACCCAACGTCTTTGCGTGCTTGATGAGTCCTTCGCGCTCAGTATCGCGGGTTTTTTCATCCCGCCACTGAGGCAATCTCTCTAACATCAAATCTGATTGCTGGGCTAAATGCCTGCGCATCAGACCTTCTGTTTCAGCCGCACGCTCTTTTGACACCCGCGCTTGTTCGATCTGCACCTTTTGGGCGTTCTCTTTGCGCGTTTGCCAGTCTTGGACTAAGCGAGCATATTCCTTCGCGTCAAGTTGCTCATACGCTTGATCCCAGTTTGGCTCTTGTTCCAAGCCAGCCTGTAGATGTTGCGATAATTGCTCAAGTGACTGTGAATACGCATCTCGCAATCTTGCGGTCTCTGCGCGGGTCTGTTCAAACTGATTTTTCTCAGCCTCTAGCCCCTTGCGGTCTTCCCCAAGTTGTTGCGTTTTTTGCGTGTAATCTGCCTCGCGCTGATAACCTTTAAGGGCTTCGTCGAGCGTAACATCCACTTCCTGTCCATTTACTTTGACAGTGTAGACCTCATGCTCTTCGTAATCTCCCTCGACGTCCTCATCTTCGCTGGCGCGATCTTCTTCATCGGCCTCTGCCTCAGATAGCTCGTAATCGCTATCCTCATCGGCTTGAGCCTCAGAAGGCATAACCTGATCTTCCTCAGTAACGGCTTCTTCAGGTTGGGGGGCTTCTTGCGGTTGAGCTTCCTCTGTACGAGACTCAACTAGCAAACTAGCCGCATCAGAAAGTGAAAGTGAATTGGATTCCTGTTCAGGTTGATCCATTCTTATCTCCTAAATTAATTAAACTTCAGCCTTTCTTTTGCAAGTTTTCCGTCCTCAAGGACTTTTGAAAAGTGTCCCTTGAGAGCTTCGAGTGCTTGCAGAAGCTGGTATATGTGTTCGCGGCTTTGTTGGTCAGCTATTGCTGACTCTTTCCATGCGGACACAAATTCTTTATCTAGCGTTTCAAACGCCTCAATAATTAATGGGTCATTTAATAGGGCTTCAGCTCTCGCCGCGCGGTCTACTGCCTGACGCTGTTTTATTTCACTCATTATATTTTAGTGAATCCTGTTAATTGCATTGGGTCGCGTCCATAATATTGTGGACGGTAAGCATACGACTCTTGGAAGCGGCGGTTAGCCGAGTTGAAATCAAAACCAGTTGGAACATTCGATGGCGCGCTATCCAGCGCTGTCTGCCGAACATACATATCTGGGTTGGCAGGGAAGTTGGACACAGGGCTTCCAGATTGTTTAGTTGGCATGCAAGCACCAACACTTGCATCAAAAGCGTAGCCACTAGGACAGCGTGGCTGGCCTGTTATTGGGTTTGGTTGCGGCGCTACTGGCTGTCCATCATCACCGCCAGAGGATGCAGAGGTTGCCCCACTAAAAAGGCTATCGCCAACAATAGACCCATCCGGCATTGTGACAAAAGCAGGGCTACCATCTTCGCCTAATTCCAAACGCCCGCCCATCTGGACGCCACGTTGCATATCGCCGATCCTATTTATCGGCAGGCCAGCTTTGTCTCTAGTAAGGCTTGGGTTTCCTGTTATTGAATTTAAGATGCCCAAAGTTGGGCTGAAATTTTCAGCCGCTTGAACCGCCTGCACTAATGGACTGCTAAAATAATCTATTGCCTCTTGCGCAAGAACATCTGTGTCAGCGCGGCCTCTTTCATCTAGAAAGCCGTCTGAAATAGCGGACGTTTGCTCTTCATCAAAAGTGCTGACATCCACCCCAGCGCCACGCTGAATATTTGGGTTCTGCACAGAATTATATTCATCATCAACAAAGTCGCCAACAGTGCTTTGACCACGCGCTTGCGATGCGGCTTGCTGAGAAAGCGTCTGAGGCTGTTGCGACAGAGCATTTCTGAAAGCTGGGCTCTGTAACTCAGGGGCAGGCGCGCCAGCCGATAAAGCATTTCTAAAAGCTGGGTTTTGCAATTCAGGCGCTAACAACGCGCCAGCCAAAGCGGGTAATGGGCTTCCTCTAGATGTAGTGATGCCCACATCGTTTGTTGCCGATGTTCTAGAAAACGGACGCGCACCGATTCCAGTAGCTTGCGCGCGTGCTGGCGCAGAGGTGGCAAAAGTGTTTCCACCCGCCGCCGCAATTTGAGCAAGCGCATCGCTCTCTGAGCCACCGCCGCCAAATCCGCCGGATGATGCGTTGGCAAGGCTTTCGCCCATAGCGTTAATATTGCCAGCCAAAATATCGCTAACATTTCCGCCTGCACCGCCAAAGGGGTCAAGCGCGGCGGCAGATGTATTCCGCCCGCCAAAGGTGTCCTCAGTAGAATTAGAAGCTAAAGTGTCGGAGCTTATTTTTACGCCCTGACCACCGCCTGCGCCAGTAAAGGTAACGCCGTCCGGCTCATCTCCACCACCGCCGCCATCGTCTGAGCCAAAGCAATAGAAAGCACGTTCAATCTTTTCGGAAATATCTAGCTTGAATATGTCAGCGTGTTTTTGCATATCCTGTCCTTTTTAAAGCGGGTCGATACCAGTTGCACCGAAACCCCTCTCCATGAAAGCCTTTCACAAATTTGTGAAAGTGTTTTGTCATTGTGCGAACATCGCCAAAAGGCGCTATTAAGTCCGGCACAAATAAATGCTCTCCGCTTTGCCAATCTTCATGCTGTATAACGCGCTCACCAGACATCAAAGCAGATAGCGCTTCATCGCTTACATAAGCATAAGTGATGATGCCGACAGGCTTTTCATCGCGGTAATATACAAAGCACTGATTTAAACTAAGCGGGTATCCAATAGCCTCACCAATCTTTGCTAATGACCAGTGCGTGTAAGTTCCTGACGTTGCGAGTAACGTACAAATGTCCCCGAACTTGCTCATGCGCGAGGCAGATTAGTGCTTATCTCTGCATCGGTTATAGCCTTCGCCGCGCGTAGCTGACTTTCAGCCGCCAACTCCTGACGCCGCAAATCCATTTCCATCTGTAGCTTTTCACGCTCTAGAGCTATCTCAGCTTCCATCTTGGCTTTCTTCAATTCAAAGTCTTGCTGTAGCTTAACCATTGCAGGGTTAGGCGCTGGCTGTTGTGCCTGTTGCGCTTGCATCTGCATTTGCACCTGCGCCGGATCTTTGAAGTAACGCCCCGCGTCCTTCATCCCCGCAAGCTCTACATATTGGCGCAGAGTGTTTGTATATTGTTCCATTGAGACAATCGGGTTATTTGCGCCAAGCTGTTGAAGGATTTGCTCTTGCTTGACTATGATCTCCATCAAGCGGCTCATCTTTTCTTGCTCGTCCATCGTGCCAAGCCCGACATTTACCGTAATATCGAAGCCCTCAAACTCACGCGGGTCTATAGGAATAAATTTGTTTCTCAGGCGAATTATTCTGGGCTGTTGCTGGTAAGTGGAAACAAGTTTAAGAATAATTTTATGCAAGTCCTTCATGCCTGTTTCGGCAATGGTTCTGGCATAAGATTCTAGCTTCTGGCCTGCGCCCTTAACCGTAGCCGCTACCGCCGCCGCAGTTGTCGACTGTAGGGCGTTTGCATCCAAGCCTTGCGAGGCTTTGCTCATGCCAGTTCTGTTTTCTTTGATTTCGTCCAGATACCGCATCAAAGGCTGTATTTCAGCACCAACGCCGCCTGTGTTTAGCGGTTGAACCGCGCCTGCGTTTCTTGCCCGAATGATACCGCCGGCAGTCCCATCTAATAAATCATCGAGGTTTACTTGCCCCTCTACAGCCACAATACGCGGCATCACACTTAAATAAGTGCTGTCGAGATACTGGCGCATGAGGGTTGATTTAATAACCTGCAAATCTTTTGTCAGGTCAAAGATAGAGCGCCCAATCAGACGGTGCGGCATAAGGATAGGGCTAATGACGGCAAAGGGGCAGTAATCAATTAAACCATTTTCTAAAACGTGTTCCCCGCCGTCACCAATGCTTAAAACGCGGCGATGTTCCGCAACTCCGTCCTCGTCATAATCCACGCGGATATAGCTCTCATAGACTGGCACTTCGCGCTGTGAAGGGTCGGAGTAATTATAATCTTGCTGGGCGTCCAGATCTTCAAATCTTTTGCGGCGCTCTGTTTCTGTTTCAAGCTCACCGATGCCCGCATAGGCTTCTATCTCGTCTTGGTCGTAACCCATGCTGACCAACTCAGAAACGGTCATTGTGGTTCGGTGGCAAATAAAGCGTGCGTCATCAAGGCTCTTACAGCGTCTATTTGTCAGGAACTCTTCTGGCGGCACATTCTCGACGCGTATGCGACCAGACTTGGTGCGGGTCTTGAGCGTCACGTCATAACGCGCAACCTCTTCAATCCCTAACTCCTCATCGCCTTTAACGATTATTTCTTCAGACTGTTCAACAATCTCGACATCAGGGTTTGCCAGTAAGAGCGCAAGCTCTCCCTGCTCCAAGCCCTCATAGGTCTCCGACTGCACTTCATCAGTTTCGTCCCACGACACTTTGACAACTCCAATTTTAAACAACAAGGAGTCTTTGATGAAGTTATATAAGACGCGGTAATAATCGTTATCATTTTGCAGTATAAAATTCACATAATCGGTGGCCTGTTCAGCCTTCTCCACGTCCTCTTCAGTGCGAGGCGAAAAGCGAACAACTTTATCTGTGCCTGTAAAGATGCGCATCATCGAAGGCATAATCTGTTCAACCGTATCAGCAACCTCTGTACTAACTACGGACGAACGCCCTTCGACTTCATTTCCAAAAGGCCGACCCAAATAATAATCAAGAGCGTCAATACGGTCTTGCGTATATTCAGTGTCGAAATGATTAAGGCTTTCTGTAATCTCACGCGAGATCACTGAGCCTAATTGTTCATCATCCATCATTTCTTTTTACCTTTGAAGGTGGAGACATTTGTCGGCTTACCGCCAACGCCCTGTCGCTTTGACCGTTTCCTCTTAACTGCGGATGCACGCTCTTTAGCAGTCATCTTTGCCGCCTTTGCGGCTGGCACGCACTTAGGATATTTTCTTTTAGAATTTTTAGCAGAGGGTCTGCCGCAGGCCTGATACTTCCCATCTTTTTTAGGAGCGCCGATATCTACCCATCGATCCTTGTACCATCGCGTCAGACTCATGCGTATTTACCACCGCGCTTTTTATATTCACGAACCAACCAGCTATTTGCGTAAGCAGAAGGGTACACATCAAATTTACGCTTTGCGGCGGCTTTGACCTGCGCGTATAGCTTTGGGTTTTTTGGTTTTGGAGACTTTGGCTTTGATGGCTTTCGGGGCATCACAGTTCTCCTTGCTTTTGCACCTCTTTGGTGTCACGCACCCCGCGCAAAGGGAGAAAGCGGGGGGTGCGATCTTTTTTGGTCTAGAGAGATGACGGATCAAAATCATTTAGGAACAATATTTTCCTGTTTTAACGTTCCCGCCCTTTTTTTTGCTTTTGCCATACTTTTTCATTTTGACACCTTTTTCTTTTGAGTTTTAGGTTTTGCCGAAATAATTGGTGCAGGCGCTACAGGCTTCACCACTTCACGACCCATTTGACAGCGTGCGCGCTGTGCGCATTTCGCTGGGTAGGGACAAGCATTACAATAATCCATAAAAATCACCACTTAACTTTGTCTGCCCAATAGGCCGCAGACATTTTGCCCTTTGCTATATTTTTCGCGTGACGCGCTTTGAAACTTTTCCGCTTCATCTTTGTTGCGCGGCTTTCACCCTTTTTAGGATCTCCGGCGGTCTTTGCGCCCTGTTGCCCAAAACGGATGGTCTTAATCTTTTCGCCTTCTTTTGCCACAACGATGTGGCTTTTCTTAGGGTGCTTTGGGGTGCGCTTGGGCTTGTTGTAGCCACTAACTCCGGCACGATCTAAGCGGGGGTCTTTTTTATTCGGCATCCTCAACCTCTATGCTTTGCAAAAGGCGGTTGAACTCATCTGCCGTTAAACCCGCCTCAATCGCACAATTTGTTGCCGCTAATAAACAAGCGTGCATTAATGCCTCAAAGCCTATGTCAGCAGTAACGTGAAGTCCGTTTATATAACACACCAACGAAGCGTGGCTGGCATCCACCTCTTCTTCAAAGTCCCTAGCAGAACCCTCTGGCTCAAAAACAATTTCAAACTCTGGGCGCTTCGGAAACTCAATAATATTATCGCTCACACCACCCACCGCGTGTCTGGCTTGTAAGTGGCTCTGGCGTTCCAGCGAGAAGCCTGCCCAAGAGCCGTTGCACCTTCTTGCGCAAAAGTAAGGACAAACGCATCTGCAACGTCAGGGCTTCTTTGCCCGCGCCGCTTCATTTCGTCCTTGCTTTCAATCTTTAGCTTGCCTGTGGATTGATACTTATACCTCACAGCCGTTACTTCGCTGATAAGGGATTCGTCACTTGGGATCTTGCAATCCCGCGCCTCAAACCACTCGCGCGCCTTCCAAAACAACTCATCACGCAACCGCGTGAAACGCTCTTTCAAAGAAGGGCTTTCAGAAACAGCAACACCGATAGCCGGAAGATCTAACTCAGACAGCCTGTCAGCCAAACCGCCGCCAACCCCAATCGAGTCAATAAAAATGCTTACAGGGCGAAGCGAATAAGGCGTGGCCTCATACTCTGACAGGATAATACCCGCCATTTCCATTAAGTCTTTGCCCTGCCAAGTCTTGCATTTCTCAACAAGCACTTGCCCTTGACGCTTGCATAAAGCACTTCTATCACCACCAAAGCGGGCAACGTCTATACCCCACACTACAGGGGTCATAGGGCTTGGCTCTATGTCACGCTTTACTGCGTCCTCTACCAAATGTAGGGGCAATAGAACATCATCCGATTGGGTCGGAAACTCGCCATAAACGCGGATGCGAGTTACATTACTCTCCGCCCCATACTTAGCGATCATGTCCTCTACAAACTTCGGGTCTACCGTATCAGCGTCCTCACAGGACACCGTCATGCACTCAAACTGTTCCCTGTTGTTATGAAAGGCATCAAAGAAAAAGCCCTCTGCACGCGTTGGGTTGCCTGTAAGCACCGTCTTAGCGCCCTTAGTCGACATAGCGCCTTCACCTACCTGAAAAACCACATCAGGCACGCCAGACGCCTCATCTACCACGATGAGCATATTCTCACTATGAAAGCCCTGAAGCGCCTCTGGGTTCTCTCTGCGGCTCGTTCTGAAAGCGCAGAAGCTATCACTACTGCCGGACAAGCTAATCTTGTCGCTCTTGAACTCTAACTGCTTCTTAAAGCCTTCGGGCATCAAACGGGCCCACTTATCAACCTCAGTCCACAGAACATCATTCAACTGGTGCGCAGTGTTCGCCGTAGCAACAATCTTGGTGGGATACCTCGTCAGCAACCACCACAATATCAGCCACGATAAAAACGCCGTTTTACCAACACCATGCCCAGACTTAATAGCAACCTTATCATTCGCCGCTATAGCCCGCAAAGCCTCTGTCTGCCACTGTTGCGGGTCAGCCCCGATAACGTGCCGGACAAACATCTCAGGGTCGTTCCTAAGCTGTAACAGCGTGTCCTGTAGGTCAGTCAAAGCCCACCCCAATCCCAAAGCGCGTCTGGGAGATGCGCTTCTGCCAAAAATTTTCGTGCCGGAGTCCCAATGCTTCCCAGATGCAAAGGGGGGGCGTAAGGGGGGGGTATTGCTAGACCTGCCCCCGCGCGAAATATAAGGGGGGGGGTATATGCTCCCACCTACAAAAACCTGCGCACCTTTTGGCGATACATTGGCGAAACATTGGCGAAACAGCCCGCAAACCCGCAGACCAGCTAGACT